TCGTGGCGCTGAGCGTGCCGATCCCGTTCAGCTCGGTGGAGTACGACACGTCAGCCAGCGGCAGCTCAGCCAGCAACTGATCGGTGAGCAGGTCACAGAACAGGTAGCTGTAGACGTGCTCCGGCTGATCGGTGTACCCGACTGCCTCCATGAGCGCGGCGCTCTCTACCAGGCCGGGCATCACTGCACCCGCCGCAGCATGACCCAGGAGTCTTTGCGCAGGGTGATGATGCCGGTGCCCGCGGTCCGGGCGATCTGAAGTGCGTACGTCCCGGATGATCCGGCGGTGATGAGGAGCGCCCGGAACAGCATGCCGGACGGGTTGCTCGCGTCGGCGTCGGCGCCGTACGTGCGGGACGCGTCGATCGCCGTGGACATGGTCCGCACCGTGCCCTCGGCGATCGTCTGCGCCGTGGGCTGTGCGAACCCGAGGTAGGTGCCGGTCGCCCCGGCGGGGACGGTCCAGTCCATGTTCAGGTCGCTGTTGGTCTCGTCGGTGGTGGACCAGTGGAGCATGCCCTCCACGACGTAGGTGGCGTTCGCGACGACCGAGAAAGTGAGGTCAGGGACCTCGGCGAGGGTGCCCGACTGGCGGTCGAAGTCGACCGTGACCCGGGCGAACAGCGTCTGCCCGATCGCGCTGGCGCCCGCGCTCTGGAGGAGGTTCGCGACGGTCCCGTCCTGCTTGCCGTACACGAACGTGTCCGTGTTCGTGTGGTACATCACCTGCCCCGGATGCGGGCGGTTCGGGCTGATGTTGCTGGCCACGGGGAGGATGCCGCCTGCGGCCACGCTGAAGTTGCGGACGTCGCCAATGTTGCCCGCGGCCACGCTGGTCTGTGACGGGCCGATCGACAGGTCCGCCAGCAGCGAGCAGTTCGGCGGCAGGGACGGGCGGGCCGCCGCACCAGCCGACGCGGCATACGTGCCCTGAATGACCTCCAGCCGCCACTCGTTCGCGGTGCCCGCAGTCTCCGCGTCGTACACGGAGGCGACGACACAGTCCTTGCGGTACTGGCCGGCCCCGCCTGCGGGCTGCACGGTCAGGGTCTTGTCGGCGTCGTTGACACAGACGTAGGTGCCGAGCCCGCCGCTGTCGTGGTTGTCGATGAAGCAGAACCCGGCGGACACGATCACGGTCATGTTCGGGGTGGGTGCCGCCCTGACCTTCAGCTGCTGCTGCTGATACGACGGCTTGACGCCCTGTCGGATGCGGGTGGGTGTCGACTCGTCGACCAGGAACCCCGGGTAGGCGAGCAGCGACGAGATGGTCAGCCGGTCCGTGCGGGCCGGGTACGAGCCGGCCTGCTGCCACGCCGGGGGGTTGATCTCTGCCATGGGTGGGCCTCCTTACAGGCTGGTGTCGCGCCAGGTGATGGTGAGCAGGGACGATTGGCCGGGGGAACCGGGGAGTGCGGTGCCCCGATAGGCGAACGTGTTGGCCCCGGGCATCAGGAGCGGCCACCGGGACCCGGCGCGCACCCAGGACCGGCGGGGGCTAGTGCCCATGTAGAGGACCGCGCGGGTGCGGGTGTCGATCGTGACGAACTCGCCCTCGCCCAAGGTGGCGTCCAAGGTGATACCGGCCCCGGTGTTGACCTGCTCGATAGCCGGGTTGGCGACCGGCCCATCCAGGCGCAGCACCGGGTACGCGGGCGCCGCACCGGCGTTCGTCGCGGACACCCGCCCCGACTCCCCAGCGGCGCCGTAGGTGCGGTTCGTGCCGACCACCAGGGACGGGCGGGTCGACGTCGAGGCGTTCGCCACCCCGTTCCACACGCACCCGGCCTGGTCGCCGTCCACGTAGGTATGCGGGACTGGCCCGGTCTCGCACATCACCCCGTCAACTGCCCACGCCCCGCCCGCCCCGGTGATGGAGACGACGGCCCGGTCGTAGGTCTCGCCCGGCCCCGCGGTGATCGCCGCGAAGTACGGGGTCCACACGGAGTTGATGGCTGTTTGTGTGACGGTGGCGACCCGCTCGGCCCCGGTCACGCTGTTGCGGAGGCGGAGCTGGATCGTGGCCGCGTACGGGGTGCGGAGCCATGCCGAGACTGTGGCGGTCTGCTCCGCGGTGATGGTCGCGCCGAGGGTGTAGGTGATGCCGCTCGTTGACAGGGCGGTCGTGCCCGGGGTGACGACCTGCCGCCATAGTCCCGGCTGCCCAGACCCCGACGTGCGGACCCGGGTTACACCCGTTGCACCAGGGTCGTACGGCTCGGTGAAAGCGGTGTCGACCTCCATCGACGGGTTCATCACCAGGTTCGTGACGGTGGTGCCGGCGTACGCCAGCGGATACGTGCGGCCGGCCGCCGGGGAGTACGACTTGGTGGAGGCGCTGTGCTCTTCGAGGGAGTACAGGTACGGGTCGGCGCAGTACACCTCAAGGGCTGCGGTCCCGGTGCGCCACAGGTGCTCGGCGTCGTACGGGATCGACCGGCGGCGGACCTTGCCGTACACCAGCGTGTCCTGGTCCAGAAGCTGGAGCGGGGCGGGCTGCTGCTGCGGCTGCGTTGCCGCGCGCAGTGCCAGCGTCAGGGCCCGGAGTTCGTCGGGGCTGTCCGCGCGCAGGCCGAGGCCGAGCTGAATCACGCGGGGCCCGCTGTAGTCGGGGCCGGTGTAGTCGCCGTGCTGGCCGGGCCGCTCCATGTCCTCGGACCGGATATCGGGCATGTCGTCCAGGCCCTCGATGGCGGTGACGTGGTACCGGGACCCGGGGCCGAAGGTGAGGTCGCCCCACTGAATGCGGCCGATTCGCTGCTGTGCCACAGGTCAGCCCTTCCTTCCGGCGACGAGGCCACGCCAGGACAGTTCGTGGACCAGCTCGGCCGGCGTGGCCCGTGTGCCGTGCATGGCGATGTTGTAGGTGTCGCCGCCGCCGCCCTGCGTGCCCGCGTATGCGGCGGTCAGGGCCCCGGGGGCGGGGATGCTCGGGCGGACCGACGCGACGTTCTGAGCGGCGCTCACAGCCGCGTTGGCCACCGACGCGGCGGAGCGGGCCACCTTGCCGCGCATCGCCTCGAAGCCCTGCGGCATACCGGCCATGGCCATCTCACCGACCGCGCGGAGCTTCCGGCTCGGCGAGTGCATGTCCAGCGCCTTGCGGATGGCCTTGATCATCGCCGTGGCGATGCGTGTCATCTGCTTCTCGATGGCGCCCTGCTGCTTCTTCAGCCCATCCACCAGCCCCTGGGCCGCCTTCACCCCGGAGTCGTACAGGGCGCCCGCCACGGAGTTGCCCGTGGACGTGGCCGCCGAGACAAGCTGCCCCTGCAACGCGTTGATCTTCGCCAGCTCGGCAGGGGTCGCCTTGGCCAGAGCAGCAGCTGTAGCCGCGCCCCCGTCAACACCAGCCGCGGCAATGTCACCGAGGAGGTCGCCCCGCAGCCCGGCCTTCTTCAGCGCGGCCAGGTTCGCGCCGAACGCCTTGGCCTTGGCCGCGGCCTGCTGGAGCCCGATGGTGATGGCGGCCACGCTGTTGACGACGGTGCCGCCGGAGGTGATGTTCGCGTCGCCGAGAATCCCGTCCCGGATGTCCGCCGCGGCCTTGGTGCGGGCCTTGATCGCGTCGTCCAACTTCTTCTGCGCGGCCTTCAGCCGGGTGGCGATCTTGTCGCGGGTGGCGGCCAGGCCCAGCAGCGCCTTGTTGTCGCGGCCGACACGGGACAGCAGAGACCCGAGCCCGGACACCTTGGACCGGTTGCTCTTGTTGACCGAGATGGCCCGCTCGATCAGGTTCGTCACCGAGCCCAGCTTCGACTTCAGCGACGACGTCGAGGCGTCAATCCCATCGATCAGGCCCCGGATGATGCTCTTGCCCGCCGGGGTCAGGAGTGTGGCGTCCCGGCGCTTCGGACCCTTCCAGTCCGGGATCGACGCGGTGAGTTCCTGGAGCTTGGACCGCACCTCGTAGATCTTCGAGTTGATCCCGTTGAGCAGGCCCTGGATGATCTGCGCGCCGGCCGAGCGGAGGATGCCGGTCGCGTCGCCGAACGCACCGCGGATCTCCCCGGGGAGCGCAGCCAGTTTCGCGGTGGCCTGGGACCGGAGCTCGCCCATTTTCTGGACGAAAGCATCGCGCATCTCGACGCCCTTCGACCGGACCCGCGCGGCCAGGTCCCCCACGGCTTTCGTCGCGTTGGACACCAGGGTGTAGAAGGCCCTGGACACCAGGTCTCGGGCGTTCTCGGCGGCATCGGTGAAGTACCCGGCGGCGCCGCTCATGTCGCCCCGCAGAAGGGCAGCGAAACCCTTCAGCATGGGGATCACGGTGCCCTCGATGAGCTGCGCAAAGAAGCTCAGGGCCTGGGAGAGGAGGGTCACGGCGCCAACGAGGACCGGGCCGATTGCCGGGAGTACTTCCGCCAGGAATTTCCCGGCCAGTTCGGTCAGGATCACGCCGAGCGGGGCGAGCTGGATCAGCAGGTCAGCGAAGCTGGTGGCCAGCTGCGTCAATCCGGGCGTGAGCTGGACGAGGATGTCGGCGAGGAGCGGGAAGATCTGCGCTGCCAGCTCGACGAAGGGCGGCAGGATCTTTTCGAGGATGGGGCCCAAGCTCGCGAGGAGCGGCACGAGCGCTGCGGCGACGTTCTCGGCGACGGCGGCGATGACGGGCGCCAGCTGGACGAACACTGCCGAGAGGGAATCGAAGAGCGGCACGAGCGCGGGCAGTACGGCGGCGATCAGCTGGCCGCCCAGCTCGATCAGCGGCAGCAGCGCCACCACCAGGTCACCGAACGCCCCGGCGGCGGACTCCAGGACCGGGCCGAGGGCGGTCATCACCTGGCCGAGCGCGTCGCCCAGTACCCGCACCAGCTGCTGCGCTGGTCCGGCGAGCCGCTCGATGACCGGGCCGAGGATGCTCAGGGCCTGGCCGAGGAGCGGGCCGACCGTGGACGCGACGACGCCCATGGTCTGCGACAGGGCGGCCAGCGCCCGCTGGAACCCTGCGCTGGCGGTGGCCTCACGAAGCGACCCGGTGATGGTCTCCAGGGTGGAGAACAGCCCCTGCCCCTGCGAGGTGAGCCCACCGAAGACGTTGCCGAGGATGCCACCCACGTTGCCCATGACGCGGCCAAGCTGGGCGAACAGGTCGATGGCCTGCTCGATCGCCCGCTCCATGCCCCCGGACTCGAACGACGCGGTGAGCTTTGCGGACAGCCGGTCCAAGGCGCCGGCCCCGGCCTCCGAGAGGCGCTGGAACGCGGGCGCCGCGGCAGCACCGATCTGGCCGAGCGCGGTGACGACCTGGCCGGGTGCCTCGCGGAACGCGGCGAGTCCGGCGGTGGCGCCCTTCAGCGCGGTGCCGAGGGTGCCGTCCTGGGCGAGGCCGCGGGCGGCGGTGAACACGCCGGTGGCCATCTGGTTCAGGGTGGTGGCCGTGGAGTTGAGGGCGGTGCGGAGCTCGGGCAGTGCGGCCTTGGCCGTGGTGCGGAGCTGGGTGTCGAGCCCCTCGAAGACCTTGTCCTGCACCGTTTTGCGGATCTTGTCGAGTGCGGGCTGCGCCTTGCGGATCTCCTCGACGAAGCTGCGCGCGTTCGGGCTGAGCTTCTTCAGTGCCTCCGCATACGCCTCCGGGTCGGACGGGTCCAGCGCAGCCTTGGCCGCATCCCCCACCCCCGACATGGCGAGCTTGAGTGTGCCCGCGGCCAGCCCGATGGCCAGGACCCCGGACACGGCCAGCGCCGCCGCCGGAGCCAACTGCGCCAGCGCCGTAGCCAGCCCAGCAATCAGCGGCACCAGCGACCCGATCGCAGCACCCGCCGCCGCGAAAGGCGCCGCAAGGCGGGACAGGCCACCGATCAGGCTCCCGACCCGGGCCATGCCAGCCGACAACCGTGACAGGTCCAGCCGGTCCAGCTCGGCACGGACACCGCCGACAAGCTGCCGGATCTGCCGCCTGCTCTCCGTCTGTGCGCGCCGCAGCCCCGCAAAGAGTTCAGTGAGGTCGAGGCGTACGCGTCCGGTGAGATCCGGGTCATCGGCCATGGGTGGTGGTCACCTCCTGTCACATTGCGGCGAGACTGAGCAGCCCTGGCCCGGTGTCGGCGGGTTGCTGGGCGCCGGCCGTGCCCGCTGCGTGGCGGTGCTGGTCGGCGAGGGCGAGGAGCTGGGCCAGCGTCAAACGCCAGAAGGCGTCATCTGTGCGGTGGAGGGTGACGGTGCCGAGGTAGTAGAGCTCGTCCCACGGAAGGTTTCCGGGAGCTCCAGGTCCGTGATGGGCCCCGCCGGGGCCACCTCTTCCCCCTGCGGGAACGCCTCCGCGAACGCCGCGGACAGGGCATCGATGGCGGGTTCCAGCTGCGCGAGGTCCAGGAGGTGGCCGAGCTCCATGCGGTCGGCCTGGCGGACGTACCGGATGCCGGTGATCTCCCGCACGTCCCGGGACGTCTTGCGGCCGTCGGGGTGCTCGGTCCGTTCGGTCACGGTGCGCTCGGTGCGGTGCTGCACGAACCCGGAGCCGAGGAGTCCGGCGCCGAGGATTTCCAGGAGGCTACCGATCATCGGCCGGTCCATGCCGGTGCTGCTGGACTCGATGTCACCGAACGCGCTCAGGATGCCGTCGATGCTGCCGTACCGCTCTTCGAGGGTGGCGAGGGACGCGAGGCTGTACCGCACGGTGGCGGTGCTGCCGTCGGAGAAGGTGACGGTCCGGCCGCGTGCGGTCAGGGGTGCGGGGCTGGTCATGCGGGGCTCCTGGGTGAGTGCCGGGTTTCGGCCTACGGGGAGGAAGGGGCCGGGCGGGCTGCGGCGTAGGTGAAGGTTTCCGCGCGCCCGCCCGGAGATCAGGCGATGGCGGTGGCGGTCTCGTTGAGGACGATCGACAGCCACTTGCCGTTGGAGAGGAGCGGGTCCGCGTCGGCGGTGAAGCTGGCGATGCGGTAGTCCTCCTCGGCGAACCCAAGGTCAGGGAACGCCGACAGGCTGAGCTTGTGGAGGATGACGTGCATGTCGCCGCCGACCACGTCGACACCGTTCGGCGGGGTCACCCCTTCGAGCTTGAACGGGGGCATCGTCGCGGTGTCGCCGTTCAGGTCCCATGAGGACTTCTGCGCCGGGGTCGTGCCCGAGTCGGTGACGGTCCCGCCGAGGATCGCGGTGAGGACGTCCAGGCTGACCTTGGCGTGGGTGACGGCGACCTGAATGTTTGTGATCGCGCTGTTGGTGGCCAGCTTCGTGTTGTCGCCGCGGAGCTGCTTGACCTCCACCTCCCCGGAGATCTCGAACGACTTGATGCCGGGGACGTCGATGAGCGCCCCGTAGGTGGGCGTGCCCGTCGACGGGTCGGTGGTGAGCGGCGCGATCTTCGCGTCCTTGATCCCGTACACACGGGTGAAGCGCTGCAACGGCATGAGTGTCAGTCCTTCCAGGTGCCGGGGTTCGGCCCGGACGGGTGGGTGTGATCGGGTTCGAACGGTCGCGGAGCGGCGGTATCAGTCGGGGGTGTCTCCGGTTCGGGCTCCGGCGGCAGCACCACCACTGCACCCGGGATGAGCGCGGCCAGAGGCTCACCACCGGGGCCGGCGCCCTGCGGGGGGATCACCCCGTCCACGAGCCACCAGGTGACACCGGGGCGGCCGGGGGTTTCGTAGACGACGACGGCCCCGTCGGTGACACCAGCAGCCGGGGCGATACGGACCAGGACCGCGTCAGGGGCGGGCGGCCAGTCCGGGCCGAGGTAGGCGAGGACGTCCTCGCGGGGC